GCAGAAATGCTCATGAGGTTCTTAGAACTTTACAAGCAATCAAAGCTGGCGGTCTTACAGGGTGTGAATGGACACCTGGGGATGAATTTGTAGGATGATTTTATTTACAGCAGATTGGCATATAAAACTAGGACAGAAGAATGTACCGACATCATGGGCTTGCTCAAGATATCAGTTGTTCTTTCAACAAATTGGAGAAGTAGTAAAAGAAAATGATGTATCATTACACATTATTGGAGGAGATTTATTTGATAGAACTCCCTCAATGGATGAACTAACTCTTTACTTTGACTTTGTAAAAAGTACTAATGTTAAGACCATTATATTTGATGGAAACCACGAAGCTACTAGAAAAAATAGAACATTCTTTGATAACTTGATAAGAGTTACCAATGAACTTAATCCTCTTGTAACAGTAGTTACAGAAACATACTATCAAGATGACTGGTGTATTCTACCTTATGCAGAACTACACAAGAAAGGTAGTATAGAACAAATAGATAGTGAATATCTATTTACTCATGTGAGGGGCGAAATACCCCCTCATGTGACTCCTGAAGTAGATTTGGAGAGATTTAATCCATTTAAAATTGTATTTGCAGGTGATTTACATGCTCACGAGAACACTCAACGAAATATTGTATATCCAGGCAGTCCAATGTCTACTAGTTTTCACAGAAACAAAATTAAAACAGGGTACTTACTTATAGATACTAATACCCATCATTTTGATGAAGATTGGAATTGGAAATGGGGAGAGTTTAAACTTCCTCAACTATATCGTAAAACTGTTTCAAATACAGAAGATATGGTAGCAACAGAGTTTGATCATACAATTTATGAAATAGAAGGTGATGTTACTGAGTTAGCAGGAATAAAAAATAGTGAATTACTTGACAAAAAGTTATTAAGAAAGTCTAGTGAATCTACTCTAGCTCTTGAAAAAGAGATGACAGTAGAAGAAGAACTTAGCTTATATTTTGTAGAAGTAATGAAGTTAGATAAAGGAAAAATAGGAAAAATATTAGGAGTATTTAGTGATTATTCTAAAGAAGTTGAAATGGAGTAACTGCTTCTCATATGGTGAAGATGTAGAACTTGACTTAACAGCAGCAACTCTTACACAATTAGTAGGAACAAATGGTGTTGGTAAGTCTTCTATCCCTCTTATACTAGAAGAAGTATTATTTAATAAAAATAGTAAAGGTGTTAAAAAAGCAGATATACCTAATCGATATGCGAATAAAGGGTATAAAATCAATCTAACATTTTCAGTTGATGATGTTGAGTATGAAATTGATGTTCAAAGAAAAAATGGCATAAAATGTAAGTTGTATAAAGAAGGAGTTGATATATCCTCACACACTGCAACTAATACTTATAAGACAGTAGAAGAACTAATTAAAATTGATTTTAAAACTTTTACACAGTTAGTATACCAAAATACAAATGCCAGTTTACAATTTTTGACTGCAACAGATACAAATAGAAAGAAGTTCTTAATTGACTTATTAAACTTAGACCAATATGTAGAATTCTTTGAGATATTTAAAGAAGAATCAAGGATTTCTTCCCAGCAACTAGCAACTCTAGAAGGAAAGAAAGACCAAATAGTATATTGGCTTAAGGACAATGAAGATCCGAAGAATATGGTAGTACTTGAGAATATAAAACTTCCAAAAATACAAGATAAAGATGAGGAAGAATTACGTTCACTAATGATAGAACTTTCAAATATCTCTGAAAATAATAAAAAAATCTCGAGAAATAATCATTGGAAAGAAGAATTAAAGTCCATAGAAATTTCTAAGTATCAGAATATTGTAGCTGAAGGTACGGAACAAGATTCAGCATTCTTTACAGAGTCTTTAGGAACATGGAAGTCAGAGCTTGCTCAAGAAGTAGGTATGAGAGATAAGTATGAAAAACTAAAAAATAGTGAGGATGCTGAGTGTCCAACATGTGAGCAGCCCATAGATTTGGAGTTCATACAACAACAGTATGACACACACAATAAGACTGCGGAGTATATGAGTGGAGAAATTAAGAAAACACAGCAGAAGATAAAAGAGGTAACAGAACACAACTCAATACTTCATCATGCTAATAACATGGTAGAAGAATGGGAGATGATTTATAAGAGTATAAATCAGAAGTTACCCACAGAATTGATAGACCAAGAAAAGTTAGAAGATAAAATAACTATTCTTAAAACAAAAATTCATGCAGAAAAAGCAGAGCTAGAAAGAGCAATAGCAGAAAACACAAAGATAGATAAACATAATACTAGAATAAGTATTATAAAAGAACAAAGAGAAGAATTTAATAAACAACTCGAAGAAGTAGTAGATAAGGCCATTGTAGAAGAAGAACGCAACACATATTTAGAAGTATTAAAGAAAGCATTTAGTACAAACGGTCTACTTGCGTACAAGATTGAGAGTTTAGTAAAAGATTTAGAAGAGTTGGCAAACAAATATTTAGCAGAACTTTCTGATGGTAGATTTAACTTACAATTTGTAATAAATAATGACAAGTTAAACGTAGAGATTGATGATAATGGTAAGCCAGTAGAAATACTAGCATTATCAAGTGGAGAACTCGCAAGAGTTAACATTGCAACTCTCATAGCTATTAGAAAATTAATGGCGAGTATCTCAAAGTCTAGGATTAATATATTATTCTTAGACGAGGTAACACAGGCTTTAGATGAGCAAGGGAAAGAGAAAGTAGTAGAAGTATTGTTGGGAGAAGAAAACTTAAACACTTTCATGGTGTCCCACGGTTGGACACACCCATTGTTATCTAAAATAGAAGTAATAAAAGAACAAAACATGAGTTATTTATATGACGGATAGTAGAGCAAAAGGCGCAAGAGGAGAATATCTAGTAAGAGATATGCTTCGTAGACATACACAGTTAGAGTTTGAAAGAATACCTGCATCAGGTGCTCTACACTATTTAAAAGGGGACATATATGTTCCACATAAACATAACATTTTTTGTATAGAAGTAAAAAATTACAAAGAATCTCATTTTAATGATAAGATGTTTACTAGTAGAAGTAATCAATTTATAAAATGGTGGTCTAAAATAATTAAACAGGCATACGGAGGAGAACAAGAACCATTATTATTTTTTAAATATAATCGTTCTAAGATATTTGTTGCCACAACTCGCAAACCAAAAGTTTGCAAACAATATATTAACGTAAACTGGGTGGGGGCATATGTGCTTCTCGCCGAGGAATGGCTAGAAAAGGAAAAGGTGGTATTTACAAATGGCGATACAATTTACAGACCATGGGAACCCGATCCCGAATGGGAACTTACTGATAGTTGATGGATTCAACATCATATGGAGATGGGTACATGCAAAAAAATACGATTTCCAGTTCGATTTTATTAGAACTGTGGAATCATTAGCAAAGTCCTATAATTGTGGCGGAATAGTAGTTTTAGGAGATGGCGGAAGTCATTATCGTAAAGAGCTATACCCTGCATATAAGGCAAATAGAACAGAAAAATTAGTAGATCAAACAGAAGAAGAAAAACAGACCTTCCAAGAGATACTAGAAGAATTTGATTTAAGCTTAAAAGGCTTTCAAGAAAGAGGTATACCAACACTTCGCTTTGGTGGAGTAGAAGCAGATGACATCGCTGCTTATATAGTCCAGAAAAAGGACGATTATAATATAAATGAAATTTGGTTGATATCCTCTGACAAAGACTGGGACTTATTAGTCCAAGACAATGTCTCACGATTCTCTACAGTTACAAGAAAAGAAACAACATCACTTAATTGGGACGAACACTACGAAGTTGAACCTAAGATGTATTTAACTTTCAAGTGTCTAACAGGAGATAAAGGTGATAATATACCAGGAATCAAAGGAATCGGCCCTAAGAGAGCCGCACAATTGATACATCAATATGGCGATGTATATGACATATATAATTCATGTCCTATGCAAAGTCGTTATAAATTTGTACAAGAATTAAACAATAACAAAGAATTATTACTGCTTAATGCAGAGTTGATGGATTTAGAAACATATTCAGAAACCGCACTAGGCAAGCATACTAAAGTAGTAGACGATATAATAGGAAATTACATATGAAATTAGATTTTAGCAGAGATAAATTACTAACAGATTTTAGTAAAGTAACATTGAGGGACAGATACATGCTTCCAGGTGAAGATAGTCCTCAGGAAGCATTTGCACGAGCTGCAGAAGCTTTTTCTGATGATGAAGACCATGCACAGCGTATATATGATTACGCAAGTAATTTATGGTTTATGTTTGCAACTCCTGTTCTTTCAAATGGAGGAACTAGAAGAGGCTTACCAATAAGTTGTTTTCTAAACTATGTTGATGATAGTAGAGAAGGTATTACGGAACACTTTACTGAAAATGCATTTTTGTCATCTTTCGGTGGAGGCATTGGTGGATATTGGAGTGATGTTCGTTCGGCAGGAACAAAAACATCTAAAGGTTCAGAATCCACAGGCGTAGTTCCATTTCTAAAAGTAGTGGACGCTGAAATGTTAGCGTTCAGCCAAGGTATAACTAGACGGGGTAGTTATGCAGGTTATATGAATATAAATCACCCCGAAATTGAGGAATTTTTAGATGTTAGAAAGCCTACTGGTGGGGATACTAACCGTAAGTGTCTTAATCTTCATCATGGCGTTATCGTCTCAGATAAATTCATGGAGAAAATCCACCTTGCAACAAAAGAACCAGGATTCGACGACTCATGGGAATTAGTTGATCCTCATAGTGGAGAAATTAAAAAGACTGTAAGTGCAAGAGCCTTATGGGTTAAAATCCTACAAAATAGAATGGAAACAGGAGAACCTTACATAATGTTTGAAGACGCTGTAAATAATAATTTACCAGAGTTTCAAAAGAAAAAAGGTCTAAAAGTGCATCATAGTAACCTTTGCTCAGAGATTACATTAGCAACTAATGAAGAAAGAACAGCAGTATGTTGTCTTTCAAGTGTGAACTTAGAGTACTATGATGAATGGAAAGATGTACCAGCATTTATTCCAGACCTTATAAGGTTCCTTGACAATGTGTTAGAATATTTTATAAATAATGCTCCTGAAGCTCTTGCAAAAGCTAAATATAGTGCTAAGAGAGAAAGAAGTATTGGATTAGGTGCAATGGGTTTTCATGCCTATTTACAGAAAAATATGGTGCCGTTTGAAAGTGCTATTGCTTCCGTATTTAATGAAGAAATATTTTCACACATAAAAAATCAAGCTGACAAAGAAACAAGAAGATTAGCTGTAGAGAGAGGCGCGTGTCCTGATGATGATACTGCGTCAGTAAGAAATGCACATTTACTTGCTATTGCTCCTAATGCTTCTTCTAGTATTCTTTGCGGAAATACAAGTCCAAGTATAGAACCTTTTAGAGCTAATGCTTTTAATCAAAAGACTAAGAGTGGTAGTAACTTACTAAAAAATAAATACTTAGACCAACTATTGATGCAAAAAATTGGACATGCTGCAACTTATGATGAAACTTGGAGAAGTATCGTTATGAATAAAGGTAGTGTACAACATTTAGATATACTTACAGATGAAGAGAAAGAGATATTTAAGACTGCTGTTGAGATAAACCAAGCTTGGGTTATTGAGCATGCTGCAGAAAGACAAGAACATATATGTCAATCACAAAGTTTAAATTTATTTTTCCCACCTGATGTAAACAAAGGGGATCTACATAATGCTCATATGTTAGCATGGGCAAAAAATTTAAAAACGCTTTATTATCTACGTTCAGAAGCTATTTCAAGAGCAGATGATGTATCTAATCAAGCAAAGAGAGAAATAATATTTGAGCAATCTGATTGCTTAAGTTGTGAGGGATAAATTATGAGTTTATTAAAAGAAAGAGAATATTATAAACCTTTTCAATATCCTTGGGCATTTGAGAACTATAAAAAACAACAACAAATGCATTGGTTGCCGGAAGAAGTAACCTTACAAGACGATATAAAAGACTATAAAGAAAAATTAACAGAAGGTGAAAGAACATTGCTAGACAATATCTTTAAATTCTTCACCCAAGCAGATGTAGACGTATGCGGAGGTTATGCAAAGCATTACTTACCTACATTTAAACAGCCAGAAGTAAGAATGATGCTAGTAAGTTATGCTGCGATGGAAGCAGTACACCAAGAAGCGTATTCTTTATTGTTAGAGACCTTAGGTAAATCAGATGATATGTACCAGGAGTTTTTTGACATTGGTGCCATGATGGAAAAACATGAATATCTACAAGATTTCAATATGGATAGCCCATATGATATGGCAAAAACAATGGCAGTATATAGTGCATTTACAGAAGGAGTACAGTTATTTAGTAGCTTTGCTATCCTTCTCAACTACCCTAGACATGGCTTAATGAAAGGAATGGGACAAATTGTTACATGGAGTATTCGTGATGAATCCTTACATGTTGAAGGTCTATCAAAACTATTTAGAACTTTCATTGCGGAAAATCCCGAGTTATGGACTGATAAGTTAAAATACGAAATATACTGTGCTGCAGAGAAAACAGTAGAGTTAGAAGATAATTTTATTGATATTTGTTTTGATAAAGCAGATATACCAGATTTGACAGCAAAAGAAGTCAAGGAATATATTAGATATATTGCTGACAGAAGGTTATTAGGTATCGGTATGAAGAAGATATTTCATAGTACAGATAACCCATTACCTTGGATTGACATGCAAGTCAACGCAGTTGAGCATACCAACTTTTTTGAAAACCGTGCTACAGAGTATGCTAAAAGTAGTACACAAGGCAACTGGCAAGATATTTTTGTATAGGAGAAAATTATGACAGAACAACAAGAAAAAGCAAAAGTTAGTTTAGACGACAAAGACTATATAGTAGAGGATATGACTCCTGAAGGACAATATCTAGTTCAATTACTAGCAAGTCTATCCCAAAAAGAGGCGAACCTCGGAATGGAAATGGATCAGGTCTTAGCAGCTAAAAATGCTTTAACAGATAAATTAAGAGAAGAGCTTAACAAAGAGAAAGACGATGCTTAATGAATATTACATCAATTTAGATAGATGTGAATGGAAAAGGGAGCATATGAATAATGTGTTCCCAGCTTCTACACGTATAGTAGCAGTAGATGGCAAAGAAGAAACTACAGAAAGTATACTCCCATATGTTGCCGACAGAGAGTGGAGAGATCCAAACTGGAATAGAAGATTAACTAAAGGGGAAATTGGATGTGTATTATCACATATAAAAGCATGGAAACATATAGTAAAAACTAATAAGCCAGCAATTGTATTAGAAGATGATGTAGTAATAGTAGACCCTGATTATAACTCTAAAACCTTAGAACAGTTAAAAGAATACGATTTTGTGTACTTAGGAAAAAGAGCAATCTCTGGTAATCCTACAAGAATATCAGATTCTTTAGAAATTCCTGCATTTTGTTATTGGGCATGTGCTTATGCACTTACACCCAAGGTAGCAGAAGCTTTAGTAGAATATTTTTCTACTAATCCTCTTATCCCAACAGATGAGATAATACCTATGGCTATAGGGAAACATAGAGACCCTCTAGTTCAAAGCAAGTGGACAAGTAATACTTTTACACCTATTAGCTTTGTACATGATATAGTTACTCCAAAAGAGGGAGCGTATGAGGAAACAGAAACAGAAACACCTGAAAGTATATGGGAAGATTATAATTTTACTATAATCACTGCAGGCGATAATATTGAAAAAGTTAAACCTTTAATAGAATCTACTGATTATCCTATAAAAAATATTGGCGAAGGTGTGCCTTGGAAAGGAGGTACAATGGAAGGGCCTGGCGGTGGTCAAAAAATAAATATGATGAAAGAAGAACTAAAAAATCATCATGACCAAGATATTATTAT